TTATTAAAGAGTAGGCCAAAAACCTACTCTTTTTCATTTAAAATAGATTTTTCAATTTTATATTCCTTTTAGTAACGGTTTCCAACGTGTCAGCATCTTGTGCAATTAGATTAATATAATAAACGGCACTATTTGCTTTAATTTGACATTCCGTATTACTTATAATTGTCAATGTTGCTATGCTACTACTATTCCCTTGATAATCAATACTAAAATTAAATACGGCATTTGGGTCTGCTGTATTATTAATCAATTTTTGGGCAGTATAATTTGCACTATATCCAACTGTAATATCGCTGGCTCCTGTAATAGAATATGTAATTTCTTGATTTGCTATTGCTACTTGTAATTCACCAGCAATACTTGTTCCCTCTAATGTGGCATAAATTGTTATATTTTCACCGCTAGAATAGGTAGTTAATGTGCCATTTTGGTCAATAGTAGAATTGGCTTCGTCACTAACTGACCAAGTTACATTAAGATAATTATGTTCGTTTCCGTTACTATCATAAACTTTAGCAACATAGGAATATGTATTATCTGGTTCCAATTCGGTTTCCCCTGTAATTGTAATATACCAGGGAGTATAATTTATATCTCCTGCTTCAGTGCAAACAAATTCAGTATCAGTAGAATTTGAAGTAAATTTACAATGTAAATTAATTAGCCCGGATTGGGTTAAATCTATTCCCTCAACAGTAAACAATTTTCCCCACTTTACAAAGGTATCATTAATTTTTATTTGAGAAGATATATCATTTTTTTGCATGGTTAAAATCATTTTATTTTCCGCTACTGCTATGAATTGATTTTTTGTAACTCCAATGGATGAGCCATAGGCAATTACTGGAATACAAACAGGTTGATTGTTAATTTTAAATCCTATGATATGGTTACAAGCACGAATAACCCCTTTGTATTTGCCATACCTTTTACCGTTTACTTCTGAAATGACAAGCCAATATATATTATTATATTCAATTCTGTCACCTTGTGACAGTTCAGTTAGTGTTGATATGTGTTTGTCGTTAAAATCATTTTTAATTGTAGTATTGGTTATTAACGCCTTTATTGGAATATTATTTATTAAAATATCCTTACCTAAATTAGCAAGGATGTAATTAAAATCATTTTCGTTTGGTTGAAATAGGTTCAAAGTGTTCACCTTCTTTCTAACTACTAAACATATAGAAAAAACTTGCTCCATCCTGGTAAGATAAATCGTCATTGGGGATTTCTCTTATTTTACGTTCTAATTGGTCAATACGAGACATAAGGTTTTCATGGAATTGGGAAATGGTAATATCATCCTGCTTATAATCTTTCATTAATTGGGGATTATTAGCAAGTGCTTCAAGCATAGATAAAGCGGACTTGTATATATTTTTTTTATTTATATTAGATGAAGGAATATATTGATCATCAGCGTTAAGCCCATTTTCTTCTAAAAAAACTTCCTTTTCTTGCTCTGTAAAATTTGTACCCTGTATCTCTATACTTAATCTTTGTAAATTCGTCATATGTAATCCTCCTTATCCAAGGTTATAAATTATAAATGTAAAACTTTCTGTAAAAGATGATTCTGTAAATGTTATTTTTTGACCAGATATATTCCAATGAATACCATTCAACCAATTAGCACTATATTTTGTATCCATAATCAACAATTCTTGTCCTGCAGTATAAGTATTTGTCAAGGTTAAAGAATTACTACCAGATGGTACTGTTTTTTGCTCTTTCCATTTATAATATTTCAGCCCTGGTATTGTAGTATTATTTATTGTATTAACATTTTGTTGCAAAGTAGTAATATTATTTGTATTAGTCGTTGTGCTTTGTTGTAAGTCAGAGACATTACTTTGTAAGGTAGATATATTTTGTTTATTAGTATTAATATCTTGTGTGTTAGTGGATACGGTTCCTTGCAAAATAGAGATATTATTAGTGTTTATATTCGTACCTTCTTGCAAACCAGAGATATTTTGAGTATTATTCGCAATATTTTGTTCTAATTCGCTTATATTACCCTCTATGCCAGAAAATCGACTTTCATTGTTGTTATATGCTTGTATTCGTAAAGATTCATTATTTTGGCGTGTTTGCTCATTGTTTTGACGTAATAATTCCTGTTCAATTCGAGTTGATTCGGCTTCTTTCCTGGCTTCTTCCGACGCTTCAACCAAAAATAACTTACTTAATACAGGAAATTCGCTTGAAGATTCTATTACATCATCTGTAGCGAGTGACTTGCGAACATTAAAAATAAATTCGGATGATGTTAAGCGTTCCCCATTAAACCCATAAAATTCTATTGTGCTTAATACATCCCCTGCAACGCTTATTTCTTGTGTACCAAGGGTATAAGTAATTTTACCTGCTACTATTTCAACGTCGGAAATTACTACTGTATTATCTGGCTTTTTAAAGTTAATTACTACTCTACTTACATTTGATATATCTAAAATATTATTCTTTTCATACATTTGAATGTTGAGAATATTTACTTGTATATCATTTTGTACGAATTGAATATTTGTCTTGTATGGTAAAGTTTGTTTTATATCTAAGTTTAGGTTATAAACTTTATTTATCATGGTTGACCTCCTTTGAAAAGTTAGGATATGTTGGCAATAAAAAAACCTGCTTCTAAATAAAGCAGGTTGTAAATGTATTTAAAATTACAAATATATTCAACAAATAAAAATATTTTCCTGCTAAAAATTTGGAAATTTTCTGAACGTGTAAAATTAGGTATGCTAGGGCTACCTCAAAAACTTTTGGGGTATCGCTATAATCAATTCTAACCCCTCTAAAATGCCCTGTAATCAATTCAAAATGACCAGGGATACATTTACCCCTATCCACTATATATATAAATTTAATCAATTTCTAATAATGCTCCAAAACCCTTATGTATAAAGGGTTTTCAGGACTTCTATTATTAAACGTCAGCAAACCTAATAATATTAAGGGTTTAGACGGATATTAATACTATTTTGGGCTGTTTTAGAGGGTCTATAAGTCGTTTAAATTTGATGTAGGTATAATAACACTACCGGGAAATTTGACGGCTTTAGAAGGCAGAATAAAAGGCCATTTTGAATAATAGAAAAAGGGATTCACCGCACAATATAGATTGTAAGGTGAATAGTAAAACAGACCAATTAAGTTGTCAATTCGCATATTAGAAACCGCTAAACCCTTGATATATAAGGGTTTATTGTATTTTATACCTATAAAAATTGACCACTTAATACTTGATTAAGTGGTCAGAATTTGCTTACGAGATAATCTCGCAACCACCATTCAGCCATAGGCCATAACCAGGAATGGGAAGGGGGGGGAGGAATATTAAGCGAACATATGTTCCCGTAGCGATACATAGGGCACCTTTCCCAATGGGCAAGTGTTCCATAATGTGACAGTGTAACAGGTGACGGAAAAGCGAACATACATTCTATATCCCAGCCCACCAAACCCCATATATCTACAATTAATAATCATTCTCAATAAAAAATAGTTAACCTAATTAACTATTTACAATATCCTCATTATCTATATTCACACTCTCTTTACCCAATCTTTCCATTTCATTTCCAACATCATATATCATTGGACAATTCGCTATTGCTGTCTGCAAACTCATTACACCCAATTCTTTCAGCGTCTTAATATTATCAATAATATCACTCTCATTCAATGGCCTTGCATATTGGAATACAATATCTATATCATCTGAACTAATCTCTATTCCTTGCATACTCAACAACTTTTCTATCTTATTAAACCTTTGTTCAAATCCTTCCCTTATGTATCGCTCATTTAACCCTGCTTTAATATCAGCCAAACTAAACAATAACTTAATGCTAACTTCTGATAAGTTGCTAATATCTGTATTATTCATACTGACAGCAGGAGTATTACTAATATCTAACAACGCTTGCTTTAATACCTTCCAAACTGATTCAAAACTTTCAAAATCCAATTGACCATGAACAAATTTCATATCTGATCCATCGTCCAAATTTAAACCAATACCAACTAGATTAGTAGGAATTTCACCTTGATTATTTTTAATATTTAATTTCTGTCCAATCACTACAGGAATAGGATTAAGAAACTTATAAATGCTATCAGTATACTTACTAATCAAATCTTCCATGTTGTCAATAATATTAACAAAATCCTCTAAATCACTTCGACCATCTGTATTATCTAACTCGTTAAGATTCTTATATGCACAAGGTAAACCACCAGGATTATTAAACTCACCTAAGAGGTTTAAATCCCCTCCGGCATCTGTCCATTTATATACTTTGTCCTCAGTAAATATATTATAATAACTCACATTGTAATCAGTTGTATAATGTTCAATAAATGCTATCATTTCTCCTTGCTCGTTATAGACAGGGTAGGAATCCTCTGGATTAATTAATTTACTTTTAATCTTTCCGTCTTTATCAATAAACAAATACTCATAGCAAGCCCCATATTTGACTAACTTGTCCATAATACCTAAATCAGTTCTATTGAATTTACCTTGCTTATAAATCTGCTTCATTATCTTAACATCTGATTCTTCACCAGTAATAGTCACAGGATTCTTTAACAAATAACTTGTACTAAAATTTAAAACTGTCTTAGCATATTGTAAAACTATTCTCCGGGGTTCAAAGGTCTTACCATTCCATTGTTCTGCTGGTCTATTTAAAATGGCATGGCTACCACTCAAATATTCCTTTATATCAATAATCTTATTAATCCTATTTTGGTGATAATAACTATTACATTCAGAAACAAACCAATCTTGTTTCCCATCGTGTACAACACTTATATATTCTTGTAAATTCAATATAAATCACTCCTTTTAAATTGACACCTTGACAAATGATTAAGTTGTCAATTATAATATATGTTTCACGTGAAACAATCTAATATTAAACGTACCATTTACCACATTTCATGCCTTGAATTGCTAATGCAGAAGCAACAACTAAATCATCATGGAAACCTTCACCACGAATATTTCCTGTCTTACCATTTTCATAACTAGTAAAGATTTTCATTTCTTCTAAGGTTTCATTGTCATTAAGTAGAATTAAGCCCATTTCAAACTGTTCTTTATAATCTGAAACTAATTTTGGCTTAGTGACAGAAGTGGTCACCCATCCAATTTTGTAACGCTTACGTCCTCTTTCATCAAACTGTTTCATCTTGTACATATTCAAATATCCAAACTCAGCCCTTAACTTTTCAATTACAGATTGTCCAAAACTGTTTTTCTCAACAACTAAAAAACCATAATTGAAATACATTCCAATGTCATAAACTACCTGGGCAAATTTATATACAGGAATTCGATTATCAAAAAATACTGCTACCTGCTCACCCTGACTATCAAATACACTTACAGCGGAATTATCTCCACCATTACCACTTGAAGTATCAACACCAATATAATAACGCTCGTTCACCTTGACATTCTTATAAATAAAAAATCCCTTACCTAAATAATGGTCAAGGGAATTTGGCAATTCTTTTGTTATATCTCCCCTTACCAATGCAGGGAAGGTATAATTTAATCTTTCTGATATTTTCATGGTATCAAATACACTTCTTGAAGTTGCCTTAAAACTACTCTCAGGAGAATCTGGATACTCCTGGTTAAAATCTTCTATGTCAATATCTTCTAATTTCCATCTTCTCCACATTAATAATTTATAACTAATTCCTTTTTCCCTTAAAACAATTTCATCACGTTCAATATTTTCTGGTGTCATTCTATGGCCTTTATTATTGGCTCTAAACCATTTTTCGGCTAAATCTATTTCATGTTTAAATTGTTTTGCTGTAGCACTACTAAACCATGGAAAAAAGAAACTTTTATATTTACTATTTCCCTTGTGTGCACTCATAAATAATTTCTGATAATAATTGTAGCCATTGGAAGTTGTTTCAATAACTATCTTTGAATCTTCATTCTTTGCTAGTGCTTGTTCCAAACTAACTAAAGTATCCTTCTGTTGTTCGTCATTATAAAATGCAAATTCAGAGAGTAAAGCGTATTGTAATGTCATACCTCTACCCAGTGATTTAACGCCAGCGGTCTTAACAATAATTCTGGAATTATTTTCCAATAGTAATTCCATACGGTTATTACGTTTTTCTGCTGGTTTGTATTTGTCTGGCACACTTGCGTACATCTGTTTTAATCTCTCAAATATACTTTGTGTTGATTCTACATTATATGAAACAATCAGACAATTAGTATTTGGTCTTGTACTAGCCAGCCAGATACAATAAGTAAGAGAGAAGGTGGTGAAGCCAATTTGCCTGCTCTTGGAAATAATATTAAACTTTTCCATGTTCTGGTAAAAATAATCCTGTTGCTCATTCAATACAAATGGAATTTCATCGCCATTATTGTCTACAATTTTTACAAAGTTTTTAGCCCATAGTTTAAAATCAGAATTAATTATCTTTAACTTTTCCTCAGTGGTTCTCTGTGGTGTCCTAGCCATTTGTCAATCACCTACAACTCTAAGCCATCATCAATGGCAAGGTCTTTTTCTTTCCTTTTTGCTGATCTTATATTTGCCTGAATTTCTTTTTGCAATTTCAATAGCATTTCAATTGCTTTACTGTCACCTGTTTTGGCCTTCTCGGAAACAACATTGTAAATTTCTAAAATATCATTAGCAGTTTTTGTATTGATATAAATATTTACCAAATTCTTATATTCATCTGTTGCTTCCCAATCCTTAAAATATTGGGGATTCTTTACACCAGTATAAGTACAAATTTCTTCAATGCTAGTTTGTTTCATTGGTCTGCCACCATATGGTAGGTTAAACCTGAACCGAAAGTATTTTCTCTTTTTTTCGCTGATCTTACTTAATTCTTCTTCAAGTTCATTTCTATATCTAGCCAAAATTAATAACCTCCAATCAATTAATAAAAGGGATTAAAAACATGGACTTAAAGCGAAATATAGACGCTGTAAACCATGCAAATAATCCCTGTAGTGTATTTGTATGTAATTAAAATTTAGACGCTTAGAATGGCGTTTTAAGCGTTTTTAACGATAAGAAAAGGATAGCCATTATTGACTATCCCGAATTGTTCCTTTATTTGTTTGTTGGCTCTGATTCTTTGCAAACCATAAGCATCTAATATTTCTGGTAATGATTTTTTCAATTGCCTTTCTGCTTCACTCTTTTTAATCCTTAATTCTTCATCCAAAACTAAATTGTCAATTATTTCTTTTTCAATGCAATAATTTTGCTGGTCAAGATACCACATAATAATTTCAATAATTCTATTTGTTCTTTTATCACTTCTGTATGTGGTAGTTCTATCAACAATAGTTTCTTGTTGTTTATCAAATACTTGTTTATATTGAGGATAAAGCCAATCAGCAATTTCCTGTCCTTCTTTTCTAAAGAACATTTCCCTGCTTAATCCTTTAATCGTATAATTATTATCTTTCCATGCTTGGCCTTGTTGTTCAATCTCTGGAAACAACATATTATTATAACTTGGGATAGAATAATAATTAACGTGTCTATATTTTTTATTCTTATCATCTGGCGAATTAATACTAATTGCTTGACTACGCTTTAATAAATCCTCTGGGACTTCCGAATTATCAACTTTATTTAATAAGTTATGATAAGCAAACAGAGTATTTTTCTTAGATATTTCTTTTATATTACCTTCTTTTATACCCATTGAATTACAAATAAACCTTGTGGAAGCAAAGAATAAAACATTATCCTCATCATCAGTCATTTTTTCAGTAGTAACATTGTCCATAGCAATAAGCAGTAATTGATTAATATATTTTATATTGCTCTTAATATTCTTAAATGTATTAGGACAATTAATTTCTAATTCCCCATTATTTATTACCTTCATATTTTCTAATAAAATTTCCTTTTGTTCTTTCTGCCATTCTGTTTCTGCCATCTCTAAATTAAATATCTCCCTAATAAATTTATATGCTTTAGGTCTGCTTCTAAATTTACCTAAAACTTCAATTACTCCTAAGAGATTATAAGTTACACCGCAACTTGCACTATGACATTTGTAAATCCATGTTCCATCTGGTTGTTTAATAATTCCTGCCGAATTATTATTATCATCATGGAAAATACACCTTATATTTTTAGGATAATTAAACTCTAATAATTCACCTAAATTTATTTCTTTAAATATATAATCACAAAATTCCTGATTATTATTAAAGACCATATGAGGATGATTTAATTTTTCCTTTAAATATTTTACATCTCTATTTCTTATTGCTTTAATGTTGTAATTATTGTTTTTTACTTTCTTGTCATTAGCAGGGGGGTTTTCGTCCCCACAATAATATATATGTTTATTATCTAATACATAATTATTATTGTGGGGACATTTCTCTGAACCATTGTCATTATTGGCTTTAGAAGGGGTACTCACAATACTAATATCCTTAGATAATTCAATAATATTATTAGAATCTAAAATATTACCAGAATCAAATACTATTTCTTTACCAGCATAATAAAATCTATTTAAGTTTTTGCATTGTATATCAATATCACCAATACAATCCATTAAATATAATTGTATTTTCTTTGCTATATCTTTATCAGTAATCACATTATCTAAAACATATACCAATCTCATTTTATGTTGTTCTTCTTTATGATTAAATGATGTATAAATGAAATTAGGTATTAAATTAATCTCTTTACAATAATTAATAATATCATTGTAACTTCTATGTTGCTCGCTACCTACTAAGAATCTAACTTTATTCTTTTTGCCATCAACTAATTTTACATAATCACTTAAAACAATATTATCTGTCAAATTTGCTTCGTTATCAACATCTAACATAAACATTTGTTGAGATTTCCAAGTTTCTTGTTTTCCTCCACAATAAGAAGGTCTAATAGTTTTACCACTTAAAATACTTTCTTTGATTTCTTCTATAGAATATTCCTTCATTGTATCTAATGTCATTCTATTTGTTATCGCTCCACTATCTTTACCTTGTGGTTTAGTGGAATAGCATACTTTATCTATAACACATTTAATTTTCATAATATTTTCCTCTCCTTTTTAAAAATGGGCATAAAAAAGAGAGGGACTTAGTGCTGTCTCACGACATGTGCCCTCTAATTCACTAAGGATGAAAATAATTCTCAACCCAATTAATTATTCAATTCGTTCACTGTAATTGATATAATCCCTTTTGGTTAATGCTATCGAGTACATATTTTCTGATACATCACTTTTAACCCATTGGTAATTGTTACTAGGTAATCTCATGGCATTATTTTCGTATACTTCCTTTTTATAGAACCTATTTTCGGGCAACAAAAAAGGAAGGTCAAAAACCTTCCTTAAACTCTCTAAATCAATATCCGTATGTAAAATTCCTTTTTTGGGACTAATCTTTCCAGCGAGATTATATTTGCTTATTAGTTTTACAAAATCAATTTGTTTGTGATTCTCTAATACCTTATAGAGTTCCGGAAATTCCATATAATCAACTAAATATTTTTTATTTGCTTCTCTAGGTAATGGATAAGGACTATAAAATCCTTTGAATGTTGAATCTATACAAAGTAAAATCATTTTTGCTTCTTCTGTAGCCGGAAGCGGAATATTATAAAGTGACCAAATCATTAGCAATGTTGAGCCACAATATTTAGAGAAATAATTCTCCCTGCTGATCTTATCTATAATATTAAAATTGCATGATTCGTAATTATAATTATCATCGTTGTTCATCATTACAACGTGATTGTCAAATGTTTTCCCCATACATAGGGAAAGATCAACGCCAATTATTTCACTATTACTGCTTGCATATTCGGTTATACCTAATGCTTTAAAATCATAATTGAAATAATTTACTTGCCAACCCTTAATAGTTTCCAACAACTGACAACTAAAGAAACTGTCTAAATCATTACTCATAATTAAGTCATAGTATTTTGTGTCATTTATCCAATTAGGAAACATCTCCTTAATATTTGATTTCATTTACATATGTTGCTGTCTATTGCGATATGTGAGTATAAAATTTAACCATGCTATGGTTAGAACATTAATTCACCTCCACATCTTTCTACATTCCCAAGAGGGCAACCGTTATTGCCCTTTTCGACCACAAACATTGATTCAACTCCTTTCATTTTTATTTGTTATTAATTTGGTTAAATATTTCACTCATCTTATTTAAACTCATTTTTAACTTTTCTATTTCTTGTTTGGATAATTTATCAAATTCTATTATTTGTTTCTGAAGTTCAAGTAATTTATCTTGCATATTTATCACTCCTCTTTATTTGATATAGAGGGGGACGGTATTAAGCCATCCCCCTTTGACCTTCCCTGACCAATTAGGCATAAGTTAATACGCTAATTGCTTTTTGATTCAATACCTTTAAAGTTAATTCGGAAATTACATGGCCTTGTACACTGTCACCAGTTTTAGCAAGCATCTCAAATTGAGGTTGTCTTAGATAACTTACTTTCAAATAATTAGGGTCAAATACAATCAACTTGTCATCAGGTACATGGCGATTCAGCACAAGTTTAATTGTTCCATAGTTAGTGGCAATGCTAGAAACTACAAGACCAAACAAACTTTCTTGTGCAATATAGGAATATTTGCCATCATATAAAGCGTCAATCATTTCTTTAAGATCAGCATTGACCATAGCAATATATTGACCAGTGGCCATTCCTGCTGTCCATAAAGTTTTTACAGTGTTTTTAATGTCTGCTTCTACAAGTTTTCCAGTTGTTGCATTGGTAATGGATTGATCTTCTAACGCAAAAGATAAAATACCATCCATTTTACGAACAAAAGGAGTAAGAGAACCATCATTACGAACGCCATTAATAAGTTTCTTCTCAATATTTACTTTCATTTCAATTAACCTGTCGTTAATTTCTTCGGAAAATAAATCACTAATACCAGTAATACTAGAAGCGGTAGCTGTACCAGAAACACTAACTGCCTTCTTGAAAATTTCACAGATATTATTCTTTTCTGCTCTTGCACTTGCTTGGAAGGTATCAGTAGCAGAACCTTCTACTTGGGAAATATCTTCGGTGGTGTCAAGGGATTTTTCCCTCCATGTAACGATTTTGCTAGTAGTATTTTCACTTTTACCAGTGCCTAAAAGTAAAGTAGCGAATGGGGTATCCATTGGAGCCACCAAAGAAATTTCCTTTGCTAAATTAATGTTTTCGTTTGCAGTAAAATTAGTAGTTTTAATCATAAAAAATCATCTCCTTATTATTTTAAAAATTTAGATAGTTTGGAACCAATCATTCCAAGAGTGTCACCATTCTTTTCTGCTTTTGTGTAAGCATCAGCAGATTTGTGTCCATCAGGAACATAGGCATTATTCAGTTTTTTTGCTTCTAGGATTTTATTAAGTTTTTCTACTTTTTCTTTTACTTCGTCCATATTCTGGACATTAAAAAACTCGCCAAATTCGGCAAGCCCATTTTCTTTCAAATATAAATTTACTTCTTTTTGAAATAATTCTTTTTCTTTTGCTTCAATCTCCTTTTCCTTGTCTGATTTCTCCACTGGCTTATATTGTTCTAATGCTTTTACTTGTGCCTGTATAGGTTCCAATTCATCCTTAACCCATTTACTTTTTGTTTCAGCAATCAAATTATCAATTGCTTGTTTTTGTTCGTCAGTCCATTCCATAAATTTACTTAACCCCCTTAACTAAATTTATTGTTTAATATCTCAATTGCTTTTATTATCTGTGCATGTTGTTCCTCACTTTTTTCAATTTGAGACATCAATTTTTCTTCTCTAATTTTGGCTTCTTTTCTGGTATCGTATAAAAGCCAGACAAATAAAACTGCGAATATTCCTTGCGATATTAACATTTTTAGAATATCAGGATTTAGGTTTTCCATTAATTCACTCCTTCCTTTTTATAACCAACTCCTTTTAATTGATTTTCTTGTGACAATTGGCAAATTGTTTACTAATTATTTAGAATAAACTCCTTATAACCAATTATTTTTTGTTCATCCATGTTAATGTCCTCTCTCTCGTATCTGCTCAATAATGAGATACTACAATTCAGATAATTGGCAATTTGCCTTAATCTAATTTTTTTGTTTCTCCGCAAATTGAAATAAAATTGTTTTTCGTGTTCACTCATATTTTCTACCTCTTTTTTAAAATTTTAATAATAATGTTTATTAAGTGCTTGATTTTACAGTAAAGTAAAATCAAAAATTTTAATAAAAAAATATAAGAGAGGGGCAGCCCTCCCTAAGTGTATAGATCGCAACATTTACCCCAAGGAGCAAATGAAGTTTTAAAAGTTAAAAGTGCCTGATATTACAAGCACTCGTGTAATGTATTAATTCCCATTACTCAGCCGTTTAAGGTTGTTTTGGAGGTCTCCAGATTGGTTTACTGGAAAGTAAACGGCAACTTATTATATGAAATCAATTGTATTAATTGATATCTTATCAATTTTATTGTATTCATTATATAGAAAAATAATATTATCTTATAAACCCTTTATTTATAAGGGTTTTAAACGACTTTCTAAACTATGACGATTTCTATTCTAAACGATTGCATATCCATACTGATAAATACCATTCTATTTATACAGAATTTATCTCTATATAGGGAGCGCCTACTCTATTGGTTAAAATAATATATTGTTACTATGTCCCCTTAAAGAGTATTATCTCTTCAAAAAACTGAAGTGTCGCCAAACCATTGAATTTACTGGGTTTATAAGCAATTTTAATGTGTTTTTAATAAAATACTACATCACATAAACCCTTATTTTACAATGGTTGAGAGGGAGTTTCTAAAGCGTTACATTTCTATATTTTTGTACTCTATGTCTAATTTATTCTCTGTTAATTTCCTTCCAGCAAAATGACCATTATTATCTGTAACTATTATCTGTAACTATTATCTGACATACTACTATAGTATTCATAATTAGATATTTTTTAATATATCTCCATATAGTCCGACGTTCTGTTACTGTTTTCACAAGTATTTAATTCAATATTTACAAGGGTTTCCGGGGTTTATGGAATTTTCTGATACTTACTTTTTAGGCTATTTTTTAAAAATGTCACGCATATATATTTTTCATAAATAGGGTGGTTAATATTATTTGGTAATATTAAATGGTAGACAACTATTAGTATTCATAATTAGTGTTGATACTATTTAATGATACTATTTAAAGATACACTACTATCGTTTTCATAGATAGTTCATTTGCCACTATTATTTGCCACTATTATTTGACACACTACTATAGTTTTCATAGATAGTAGTTTTTTTAATATTAATAATATATCATAAGTTAAGAAAAAATATAATTAATTAAAAACCTAATAAAATAGGGTGTTTCTAGCGAATTTCTATTTGCGAGAATAGAACTTCTATTTTGGAAATTAAAAAGAGAGTAGGGTAGACCTACTCCCTAAAAATATATTATAAATTTATACTCATAATAGAATCTCTTGCATATAGTCAATAAACCCTTTATTTATAATAGTTTTTAAGTATTTTCTAAACCATGTGAATTTTTATTTTGATAATACCTTTTACACCTTTCTTTATTTAATTCTTTATCAATTTCCTTCCAGCAAGTAGAGCAGTATTTTTGACGGTTGTTTATTTTGAGATTCTTACCAAGTTAATCTTTGCTCCTTTTAAAAAAAAATAATATAATAGTAATTCATTATATTCAATAAAATAAAATATTTAACAATCCCTTATTTTACAATGGTTGAGAGGGAGTTTCTAAACCGTCCAGTTTACGATTATGCCACCATTTTCTATTTCTTTCCCTATGTTTTTCTTCTTCAATTTCCTTCCAACAAGTGGGGCAGTATTTTCTACGTCCATTTTTACTTTGTTTAATTAATTTTCCGCAATTTTCACATCTAATTATTTTATCATCACCATTATACCAATTGTCAAAAGTGTTAATATTAAAGTTAGTCCTTGAGAAGGATTCACTTTTATAATCTTAGGAGTGAATATTTTAAAACTTGCACTGTCAAGAGGTATGATTTATAATAATTTTAATGGTAAAATTGACAACTTGATTGGGGTAAAAACCTCTTAATTAGAAATGGCATAAACCCTTGAAAAATAAGGAATTGTGAATTCTGGGAGAGCGCTTGAATGGCATTCAAGAGGTCAGGAGTTCGATCCTCCTTGTCTCCACCAAGTAGACAAACCTACTTTTTTAACTTAGTTAAAAGTGGGTTTTTCTTTTTTATGCCCTAAAATGGTTGTTTTGCATAAGTTTTAGCCTTGAAATTGTAAAAAGTGACGGATTTCCGCTCTGCAATTCAAATTCATAACATGAATTACCGTAGGTTTAGGTTGGCGGATAAAATAATAAACCCACAAATAATAATGTTTAAAGGAGGATGTCTTTGATGAAAATCCCTTATGGTTTTGCTGTAGACAATGATGGCAGGGTTACTGTTGACAAAACACAAGCGCAAGCTATTCAGATGATTTTTAGAGAATACCTTAATGGCAATAGCCTTGGAGGATTGGCAAGAATGCTGGAAAGCCGGGGTATCCCCTCGCCATCAGGAAATAAGTGTTGGGGGCGGGCCGCGATTGATAAGCTGTTGTCCAGTTCAAAGTATGTTCCGCTCATTAATTACCTCAGTGTGAACGGAGCAAAAATTACCGTTGCAACGATGGATGAAAAGGATTATATCTCCTTGACAGATATGCTGAAAGCTAATTTTTTCATCTCGGATTGGCTTCGCAATCGCAACACAATTGAGTTTTTGGGAATATGGGAGCAAATCCACAACCCCAATTTTAATTATGGCGAATTCGCCATAATTAAAAGTCAGGCTGGCTTGAACAGTTACAAAATCAGTGTTAAAGAATGGGTGGCAAAGACAAATGCTATCGGCCTCAAAGCAACTGCCGGACGTTATGGTGGAACTTACGCCTACAAGGACATCGCCTTTGAATTTGGCATGTGGATCAGCCCAGAGTTTAAAATTTATCTGATAAAAGAATTTGAAAGGCTGAAAGCCGAAGAACAGCGGCAGCTCGGATGGGATATCAAACGGAATCTGGCAAAAATCAATTATCGTATCCATACGGACGCAATCAAAGAAAATCTTATCCCGCCTGAGCTTACGCCACAGCAGGTTAACCAGATATATGCCAGCAAAGCGGACGTCCTGAATGTTGCGTTGTTCGGCATGACCGCCAAACAATGGCGAGACAGCAATCCAGAACTTAAAGGCAATATTCGGGATTATGCAAATGTTTCTCAGCTTGTCTGCCTTTCTAACATGGAGAATTTGAATGCAGTATTTATTGCAGACGGAATGCCTCAGTCGGAACGCCTTAAAAAATTGAACATAATTGCAATCAGTCAGATGAAACTGCTGACGGACGATCACAGGATAATAGATCTGGATGAAAAGAGTCAGGATTAA